CATACATGCTAAGTAACACCCCAAGCACCCCTAGCACCCTCAACACCCTTGCGGAGTTGACTAAGTCACAGCGCAAGAACGCAAAACGCGCCGTAGCGAAAGCAACGGAGCGTGCGGCTGCAGCTGTGGGTGGTGTCTTGGATACCGTTGATACTGCCAATACCGTTGGTGCGGTCCCACCCCAGATGCAAGTCTGGCTTGGTCGACTTGGTATTTTGACAGCTATACTTGTCCCGACTTTGACAGTCTTGACACAGATATCGTCAGTGCAGGCGGCACTGATTTCAATTTGTGATCGACTTGTCAAGCCGTTCAAGCGTGCCCCTGAACAGGAAGGGCCTTCTTCGAAGGCCCCCACATTCACTCGCATTGAGGCAATCCCTGCCTCAGTGTGGCATAGCCTGACGCCTAGCACAGCGTTATTCGTGCTCTTTTCGCTGTTGAGCTTTGCTCCGACGATTCGCTGCGATTTGCGAGCGATCTACAGCGAGGCGGATGTTCAAGTGATTGTCCGCACTCGCAAGTGGGGTCGACGCGCTCTCGCAGCGTTGCTAGCCTATAAGTTGGCTAGCAAATGGTGGTCGCGACGGCAATCACCGATTGGGGCTGTGTGGTCCACACAGCTCATTAACTTCTCGCTGACTTCGGGCGAGCTCAGTTCGAGTCAACAGCGGGATGTGTTTGTAAATATGCCAGATGTTCGAAGCGTCGCTCACATTAGTACGCATACTCATGCGGAAAGTGCGAATGATCGCTCCTCAGGCAGAGCACAGGCCATTATGGCGTCTCATTTGCTTGGTAAGACGCCATATCTATTTCAGATGTCACTGAGTGATGTGCGAAAAAGTTGCACTGGGGATCGCTCGTGGCATTGGTCGAAGGACCTGGTTGTACCTAGCCAGGAGTTTCATTTCGATGGCCGTTGCCATGCAATGGTTATGATTGACGTAGACTATTATGTCAACATGCCGCAGCTGTTGGCTCGCCACCCTGGCACGTATTTGCTGTATACTTTACAGCCATGCGAAGCTGCCAAGTGTGATGGTGAGTATTCGTTCCGGTTTCTTGCCTCTGGAAAACTCCTCTACTCAGTGAGCGGGGGAGCAGAGTACGAGCACGAGGTCTGGGACTACAGCGGTGACACGTTGTTGGTGGAAGATTCGTCTTACTTCGTGAAGACAGTCGTTGCTTATCACATCGACCGGCGTCGTATTGACGACCACCACTGCGTCATTCTGCTTTCCTTGATTGGGAAGTTCGAAATGCCAGCACTAATGCCTACTAGTATGGTGCTGCAAGGAAAGCCGTTGGAGCGACTTCGTCCCGTGTTTGGTGAACACGTTGTTCTCGAAGTCGTGAAGTCTGACGGGCGTTATCGCAGTGTCGCGATCCTTGGCGACTATAACTGCGTTACGCTGCCGCGGTCACAGTTTGATGCTGTGCATGCAGTTGCTATGGTAGCCAAAGTGACGGTTTCGCCCTCCATGGTGGCCAGCAACATTGCTGTGTCGGGTCCAACAGGCCTACCGACGGAGCGCATGCCTCCTGGACATGCGGCAATTCTCACCAGCTATATTCGGGCTGGTGTCCCGTCGTTTCCCCCGACGGTGTACCCACCAAGTGATTGTTTGAACGTCATTGCTTACGCTAAGCATGACTACGACGCCGATGTTAAGTTGGCGGGCTTTGGCTCGCCCATCGTTGGTCCTTGCTTTTCACATGTGTCATCAATATCGTCAGATGACCGTTGTATTGCAGGGCGCGTCGAAGCCTTTACTGCCACTGATGAAGACGGTGACAGTCTCGCTGACTCCGACGACAGCGAGGAAAAGCCAATCCCGCCGACACTTTTGCAATACATGACTGAGTTCCTTGAGTTTCTCATTCCTGTGCCGCATGTTGGTGAGCCGGTTGACGAGGACTATGTCTTCGCCAAACAAGCAAAAGCCGGGCAGCAACACATCCTCAACACAGGGACGTTGATTGGGTGGATGCGCGCCAAGTGGGACGCCTTCATGAAGCGAGAAACCTACATGAAGCAAACTGACCCGCGGAACATTTCGCAGGCAGAAGCGTCTCTGAAACTTGCGTATTCCAAGTTTATGTACGCCTTTCACCTGGGCGTGCTGAGCCAAGCTCCTTGGTACGCATTTAATAAGACGCCAGCCCAATGCGCCGAGCGAGTCGCTGAAATATGCGAGACCGCCAAGCATGTTGCACAGGCTGACGCCAACCGTTTTGATGGACACGTGAAGCGACGATTGCGCGTGTTTGAACGAATGGCTGCTTTACGTTTCTTCCGACGTGAGGTTCACTCTGCACTAAATGAGGCCATGGACAAGCAAATAGGTCTCCCGGGCACTACTGTGTTTGGTCGCAAGTATCTTTCGGGGTACTCTCGTGGATCGGGGTCATTGGAGACGTCCGACTACAATTCTCTTGACAGTGCGTTCATCGCCTATTGCGCATGGCGCAATACGTTGCGGAACGGTGTCAAGCTGACTCCTAAGCAAGCGTATGCAGCACTTGGCATATATGGAGGTGACGACAGTCTTGACGGAGACGTCGACCCTCGTGCCTTGAAGCGCAGCGCGACATTGCTGGGTCAGGATTATAAGATTGAGGTCGTTAAACGAGACGAACTTGGCGTGTCTTTCTTGAATCGCTGTTTTACACGCCAAGTGTGGCATGGGGATGTGAATTCTTGTGCCAACCCACTTCGACTGTTACAGAAGTTGTTTGTGGGCCCGACTCACCTCGTGGATCCGTTGCAACGATTTGCCGAGCGCGCCGCAGGGTACTGGCGCATGGACCGAAATTCACCGGTCATCGGCGAGATCGTGGAGGCAGCGCACGAGCTGTTGGGTGATCGTCAAGGAGGCGAGCTGGCTCCGTGGGACGGGCGGTTTTCGGCTGAGACCAATTGGCCGAACGCTCCGTCGTATGATTATATGGATGTGTTCAACGGTATGGTTCCGTGCTTTGATTGGGACCGGTTTCGGCAGCACATCTGTGAGATCTACACAACTCGCGAACCTGAGCTTCTGCTCAAGTTCCCACTCTGCACGCCACTTGCGGAAACGCCTGTGGTTAAGGAAGTTTGCGTGATTGGGGAGCAGTTGCTTTTCCCGCCACCGAAGAAGGAGGCGGACCCAGACGACGATGTTGACGACAAGTCGCTCGTTGTCGGGAGTGTCATATGTGGCAATCTGGTTGAGGCAAAGAAAGCCGAAGTAACTGTGCCACGTATTGACAAGGATGGGCGTAAGGCGGAACCTAAGCGTGAGAAGGTTGTTGTCGCTGAAGACAAGGACTACACTGATCCGCGCGATTGGCTACCGCCGTCTCAGCATAAGGATGAGACGCCCGAACACTTCGCTAAGCGGTTCAAGAAGTGGGATGATCTTCGTAAGCACATTATGAAGCGCAAAGGCCTGAAGCCGCAAGACGGCAAGAAGGCTGTTGGCAAACTGGGTGCAGGGGCTAAGAAGGGTGATGGGCCCAACTGCCAATTTTGCCAGCACCCAATGCGCCATCAATGGCAAGCATATGGTCAGGGACGAGGTGCTCAGGCCTGTGGCTGTTTTGACGTCGAAGACGTTTATTTGTATGAGTCGGTGGCTGTTGAATTGTGCCAAGGTGAGGTCGCGCCTCATAGTTCCGAAATTCTACAACTAACAACCAACAACATGAACACAAAACAACTTGTCCAAGCGATCATCTCGCTGCTGCATTCAGTGCCGCTCGAGGATCTTCCGCGCGTCATCAGCAAGATTCAGAAAGCTGCAGCGACGCGCCTTAACGAGTTTGTTGAAGCACAACCTGTCCATGGGCAGGATGCTATCGGCATGCTCGGCGCTGGTGCGTCGAAGGGCGATGGCCCCTTGACGCGAGCGCAACGTGCGCGACGCGCTGCTGCGCGACGCGGCGCCGCACCTGTGGCAGCGCCAGCACCACAGCAGCGCCTCGTTCGCCGACGTGCGCGACGTGCGCGCGTTCGTGCGAACCGCCGCCAACGTGGCGGTGCACAAGGGCCCGAGTTTCTTGGGCCGTCCGGACCAGGTTTTCCTAACCTGGCCGGCAAGGGTGTCACACGCAATATGACGACCAATCGTCGTGAGCGTCGTGAGGTGAATGACGAATACATTGCTGAAGTAACTGTGGCAAGTGAACCAGCCTTCAACAATGTCGTCTACTCCGTCAACCCCGGGCAGGCTAACACCTTCCCGTGGCTGTCGCGCATTGCACAAAACTTTGAGAAGTACCGATTTGAGTACCTCGAGTTTTATTACAAGCGCGAGGTTTCGGAGTATGCAACTGCCGGTCAGAGCGGCAAAGTGATCTTCTCCTTTGACACCGATGCGTCCGATCCGGCGCCGACAACTAAGCAACAGATGGAGGATACTGATCCCCACGTTGACGCATTGCCGAGCGAGAACATGACGCTCGTCGTGCCGACGAATATGTTGCATGGTTCCACCGATGCGCTTTATGTGCGCTCGGGCGCATTGCCTGCCAATACTGACATCAAGACGTACGATGTTGGCAACCTGAACGTCGCGACTACCGGCATCACGTCGAATGTCGCCGTTGGAGAGTTGCACGTGCGTTATGTCTGTGTGCTGAGTGTGCCGGTGCTTGAAGGCGTCGGCGCCTCAAATGCCATGGGCGCGATGATCACGACGACAGGCACAACTGCGAGCCCATTGCTCGCAGGCGTCGCAACCGGCGCGATCACGATTTCGCAGAGTCTCACAACTGTGACGTTTACTGGCCTTGCTGTCGGGTCTGAGTATGGCGTCATCTACTCTGCGTCTGGCGGTGTTGCTAGTTCTAACACTGCCGCGTGGTCAGCGTGGAGCGGTGCGACGCTGAAGACGAATCTGACGTACGCTAGTGCGACGGGCGGAATCGCCTTCGTGACGATCACAGCAACAGCTGCAATTGCGTCAGCGACGATGACGATTGCAGGCACTCCGAATGCGGGAACAGAATCATGCTTCATCTTTCTGATCTCGCCTGCGTTGAGTGTGTGATCAACACGCTAAGGTTCGTCGTCTCCTAAGCAAAGACGACACGCCATAAAACATAACTATATACATACATATATAACCCAAGTAATG